ACGCTCTTCCGATCTACGGCGGATCTGGCTGTTAACTTTGGCCGTCGCGTGCGTAACCTCGTTGGATCGGAAGCTTATAAGGGAATATTTCCGCAAGTAGAGCTGCAATCTGACAGTAAGTCAGCTTCAAGATGGGGGACAAACTTCAATGGCGAATACTTTGCTATCGGTGTTGGCGGTGCTTTGGCTGGTCGCGGCGCTGATCTTTTTATTATTGATGATCCTCATTCTGAACAAGAGGCAAAAACTGGACGCCCCGATGTTTTTCTCCCTGCTTGGGAGTGGTTTCAATCTGGCCCTCTCCAGCGTCTTATGCCGGGTGGCGCTATCATTATCGTGATGACTCGTTGGTCCAAATTGGACCTGACGGGCATGATTGTTAAGCAGACTGAACAGAACGAAGACGTTGATCCGTGGGAAGTGGTCGAGTTTCCTGCAATTAAGGATGACGGCACGGCTCTTTGGCCGGAATTCTGGGATGTTGAAGAGCTTCTATCTAAAAAAGCTGCTCTGGACATCCGTTATTGGAATGCGCAGTACATGCAGCAGCCTACTTCTGAGGAAGGGGCACTAATTAAGAGGGAATGGTGGCAAATTTGGGATAAAGAAGACCCTCCCGAGTGCGATTTCATCATTATGTCGCTCGATGCCTCGCAAGAAGCCACTAATAGGGCTGACTACAACGCCCTGACGACGTGGGGCGTGTTTTTTAACGAAGAAACAAACAACTTTTCTATCATTTTGCTCAATGCCATCAAGAAAAGGATGGAGTACCCAGAGCTTAAGAAGCTGGTGCTAGAAGAATACAAGGAGTGGGAGCCAGACGCGTTCATGGTGGAGAAGAAATCCAACGGATCAGCGCTATATCAGGAGTTTAGGCGCATGGGCGTGCCCGTGGGGGAGTTCACTCCGGGCAAAGGACAGGACAAAATAGCGCGGGTAAACGCGGTATCCGACTTATTTGCGTCAGGCATCGTGTATGCACCTGACCGGCGGTGGGCTAAGGAAGTAATAGAAGAGTGCAATGACTTCCCAGCCGGCACTAACGACGACTTGGTGGACTCCACAACACTTGCACTGCTAAGATTCCGTCAGGGCGGGTTCCTACGGCTCCCGACAGATGAGCCAGAAGACAATTTCTTGAAGCCATACCGCAAAAAAGCGGCGTATTATTGATGGAACAATTCTTCTACGAACTCCCAATCCCGTCGTCTATTGCGGACGAGGCCCTAGCATTTGCTAAATCTACAGAAGTTTGGCATCTCTACTACAACTTTGATGTGGCGCTGTTGCCCGTGGAGATTGCAGTTAAAGAGCCGCTGTTCATGTGGTTAGCCCAGAATAAATTTGATTTCCATGTTGGCGTCTTAAAGCTACCACCCAGCACCTGTTACAAGTGGCATGCAGACACGGACAGACAAGTTGGCGTTAACATGCTATTAGAAGATAATGGCAGTAAGTGTTTATTTGCAGAGAGCACAGAGGGCGTCTCATTCCCTGTTGTTGAGCTTGCGTATAAACCTAGCAAGTATTTTGTTTTTAACACAAGGCAGCAGCACACAGTACTTAACTTTGCTGATGAGGCTCGGTACTTGTTGACCGTTGAGTTTCTTGGAAAAGACCGAGGCTTAACTTACGCAGACATTTGCAACGTATTTAAGGACAATCATGGCAACTAACATTGACAAAGCTCTGTACGAAGCTCCTCAAGGACTAGATCAGTTGGGGGAGTCTGAAGAACCAATTGAGATTGAAATTGAAGATCCTGAAGCAGTACGCATTTAAGCAGGGGACGTAGAGATTGAGATCGAGCCAACAGAAGACGATGACGAGTTTAGTAAGAACTTGGCTGAAGACATCCCTGATGATGTTCTTGCCTCACTTGCTAGTGAGCTGATTGGGGACTACGAGTCTGACGTGTCTGCACGTAAAGACTGGGTACAGACATACGTTGATGGCCTAGAACTATTAGGCTTGAAGATTGAAGAACGAACAGAGCCTTGGCCCGGCGCTTGCGGCGTATATCACCCGCTCTTAACTGAAGCAGTTGTGAAGTTCCAAGCTGAGACCATGATGGAGACATTTCCTGCGGCTGGTCCTGTTAAGACAAAAATTATTGGCAAGGAAACTCCAGAGAAGAAAGACGCAGCGGAGCGAGTTCAAGAAGACATGAACTACCAGCTTACTGACGTGATGAAAGAGTACAGGCCTGAGCATGAGCGCATGCTCTGGGGCTTGGGCCTTGCCTGTAACGCATTTAAGAAGGTGTACTACGACCCGTCCCTTGGTCGTCAGGTGTCTATGTATGCGCCAGCGGAAGATGTGGTTGTGCCTTACGGTGCTTCAAGTCTTGCTGATGCAGAACGTATCACGCACGTCATGCGTAAGAACAAGAATGACTTGAAACGCTTGCAGCATGAAGGCTTCTACCGCGATATTGATCTGGGTGAACCTACTCAGACAATGGATGAAGTAGAGAAGCGTATTGCTGAGAAGATGGGCTTTCGCGCAACACAAGATGATCGTTTTAAACTCTTGGAGATGCAGGTTGATCTAGACCTCAAAGGCTATGAACACAAGGACGAAGACAGCGGCGAAGAGACGGGAATTGCGCTCCCATACATCGTCACGATTGAGAAGGGCACTACGAACATCCTCGCAATCCGCCGCAACTGGGAACCAGACGATGACCTCTGCCAAAAACGCACGCACTTCGTCCACTACGGTTACATTCCCGGTTTCGGTTTTTATAATTTTGGTCTTGTCCACCTTATTGGCGCTTTTGCTAAATCTGGTACTTCTATTCTTCGTCAGTTGGTTGACGCTGGAACTCTATCTAACCTCCCCGGTGGTTTTAAGACTAGAGGACTCCGCACCAAAGGTGATGACACCCCGATCTCCCCGGGCGAGTTCCGTGATGTAGACGTTCCTAGCGGCTCGATGCGTGACAACATCATGCCCCTGCCGTACAAGGAGCCATCACAGGTCTTGGCAATGCTGCTCAACCAGATCATTGATGAAGGCCGCAAGTTTGCGGGCGCTGTTGAGTTGCAGACATCGGACATGTCAGCGCAAGATCCTGTGGGCACGACTCTGGCCATTCTTGAACGTCAGCTTAAGACGATGAGCGCTGTTCAGTCTCGCATCCACTACTCTATGAAACAAGAGTTCAAGCTCTTGAAAGTAATCATCCGCGACTACACACCACCTACGTATAGCTACGAGCCAGAAGAAGGCGGGCGTCGTGCAAAGCAGTCTGACTACGACATGGTCGATATCATCCCAGTGAGCGATCCAAACGCGGCGACGATGGCTCAGAAAGTTGTCCAGTATCAGGCTGCATTACAGCTTGCACAGACGGCCCCTCAGTTGTATGACTTGCCTCTCTTACATCGCCAAATGCTTGACGTGCTGGGTATCAAGAACTACCAGAAGCTTGTGCCGATGAACGATGACATGAAGCCTCGTGACCCTGTTACAGAGAACCAGAACATGCTCAATAACAAGCCTGTTAAAGCGTTCCTGTACCAAGATCACCAAGCCCACATTGCTGTTCACATGGCTATGGCTCAAGATCCTCGTATCCAACAAATGTTGGGACAGAACCCTCAATTGGCGCAGCAACTTATGGCTGCGGGTTCGGCACACGTTGCTGAGCATTTGGGTATGGAGATGCGTAAGCAGATGGAGCAGGCCATGGGTCAGACATTGCCTCCATACAACGAGAAGGCTGATGAAATTGAGATGTCTCCAGAGATGGAGGTTAAGGTGTCTCAGATGGCTGCGCAGGCAGCTCAACAGCTCTTACAGCAGAGCCAGCAACAAGCTCAACAGCAGAAGAACAAGCAGATGCAAGAAGATCCGCTCATCCAGTTGCAGCAGCAAGAGCTTCAACTTAAAGGTCAAGATTTGCAGCGCAAGACGGCTAAAGATCAAAGCGATGCGGCTCTTAAAGCAGCGCAGTTGCAGATCGAGCGTGCCCGTATTGATGCGCAGCAGGAAACTGAAGGCGCAAAAATGGCGATGAAGATGAAAGCTGACATACAGCAGCAAGATACCACTCATGAGCAGGCCGGCTTCTCTTCAGGCATGGACATGCAGAAGCATCAGATGATGCTGGAGAACCAGCGAGAGATAGCACGGCTGCAAGCCGAGGTTAGAGCTAATCAGCAGAACCGGAAAAAAGGTGACTGATGTACCAAACTAAAAAAGCACTGGAGCTTTTAATCCAGCAAATTGACGCAAACGTCAAACAAATCGAGGAGGACTTAGGAGCCAAATCTGCTAAGTCTTACGAGGAGTACTGCAATAAATGTGGGGTCATCACAGGTCTACTCACAGCTCGCAGAAACATTGCAGACCTGACAAAAAACATGGAGAACTCGGATGAGTGAAACGCCAACGTTGGACTTGAATCAAGCAGTCGATCTATCGGCC